CATAGTTTATATGATACATGGGACGCAGTACATTTTAGAGCAAACGATATTGTTGAAATGTTATCACAAAAAGTTAAACCTTTAATTACATATTATGATGACGAAATAACAGAAGTATATCACAACGACGAAGGTGTAATTGGTTTACAAACAAAAGAAAATGGAATACTAAGCGGAGACTTGTATATTGACTGTACAGGGTTTCAAAGTTTACTGTTAGAAAAAACACTAGGCGAACCTTTTGTGCCAATTGATCATATTTTATTATGTAATCGTGCAGTAGCAATGCCAACAGACTATACAAATAAAGCAGATGAAATGCACCCGTATACAAAAGCAACAGCAATGGATGCTGGCTGGCGTTGGACTATTCCTACATTTAGTAGAATAGGTAATGGATACGTTTATAGTGATAAATTTATATCACCTGAAGAAGCAGAATTTGAACTCCGTAGTGCTATTGGTGAATGGGATCAACCTGCTAATCATTTAACTATGAAAACTGGCACACACGCAAACATTGCTTTAAAGAATGTATTTGCTACAGGACTTGCAGCAGCATTTGTTGAACCACTAGAAGCAACAGGTATTACATTTACAACTAAAGGTGTACAAAGTTTAACTAGAGCGTTAAATGAAACTCAAGGTTATTATAGCGACGAAGTTGCTAGTAAACTAAGCGAAGACTATAATACACTTGTAAGAGAAATTATTGATTTTGTATTTTTACATTATCATTTTGCTAAAAAGAATGACACACCTTTTTGGGAAGCAGTACACAACATACAAATTCCGTCAAGTGCTGCTGGTGTGTTAAGTAAGTTTGTTCCTAATCCTCCTAAACTATTAAATGAACAAGGTTTATATACAATGTTTCATGCAGGACAATGGTTCCAATTATTATATGGGTTAGGTGCATATGATAACGTTGATATAGAAGTACCTAAAGAAGTATTAGAGTACGGTAAAATGGTTTGGGACAAGTACAATTTTGTTACAGAACAACAACTAGAACTATTTCCTAACCATGCAGAATTTTTGGAGTCGTGGTATGGGATACAGAAATGATATTCTAATTGGCAGTTTTAGTTTTGACGAAATTAATCTATGGTTAGATTTTGTTAACGGTGCAACGCCTTTATGGAAGCCAGTTGGACATACTATATTACATTTCTCTAAAGACGACATAAAAGAATATAAGTCTTTAGGAATGATTGGCAAGGGTAGTGTAGAAAATTTAGAAAGTCTTTATGGCCCGGGCTTTTATCTAATTAATGTTCAGTGTAGATCAACGTCTTATGAAAAAATAGACCATATTGATAAAATTAAAAGTGCTGAAGAAAATATTCCTGACTTTAGTATAGATCGTCAGAATTATAAATTTACAATTGATCCTGAACACTGGATTACTAATAAAAGTTTTACTGTTAATAATTGTATGTTAGATAACTCTGCTAAAATTAATCGTGTGGGCGATATTATTAGTTTAGATTTTGACAGTAATACTATAGTGTCGTCAATTATTGATGCTACCACTTTTGAAGTGGGCAGTTGAAAATTTTAAATTTTGATTTAACAGGCATATAACAGCCACATTCGTTACAAAATTTCATCTTATTTAATTTATCGCAGTCGTTGCAGATGTTGTATCTTGTTTTATGCAAGTCGTCATCTGCAACTACATCTTCTGCTAGTTTAGAAATTGATTCAAAGACCTTGTCTCCGAACTTATTTTTTATCCAAGACATTTTTTGCAACTTTTTTAATTTCTGAATCTAAACGTAATCTAACTTTTTTAAGTTCTTCTACATAGGTACCGTGTTGCAATCCAACAGCAACCATACCAGTTGCCATATCGTGGACGCTGCTGTCCACCGCTTCTACTTTTAATAAAAAGTCAGTGTATATTGATTCTAACTTTTGTTTATTTGCGCCAATAGGCATCTTCTCAATAATACTGGTGTAGTATTCACAATCTTTCTTAAAGCGAGGCATTTCTTTTATAAAAGCTGCCATTATTGATCCTCCAATAAATTTACTACTTGTAATACAGTATTTAATTTACTTAAATTGTTCTTACTTTGTAGGGTATTACGTAATCCATGATGTAAACTTTTTGGCCAATTACCAAAACTTACCCACGCATATCCGTTATGCTCATTATTTAGTTGTGGTATAAATTCATTATTGATAATTGCGAGATATGTGTGAAATTTAAAACGTGTATCATTAGATACAAATGTTTCTAACGGAATAGTTTTTTTGATTGTAGGTAAGTCACCAATTTCTTCTTGAATTTCTCTCTTTAAACCTTCCCAAGGTGTTTCAACACCTTCGTTGGTTCCGCCAACAAGTCCCCACATATTCTTGTGCTTGCCTTGAGCTCTGTGCAAAAATAAAAATCTACTAGTATCTAGTGCATAAAATAATGCACCACTACAAACTATCTCGTTCATACTAGTAATTATACTAGAATTCAATGCGCCAAGCGCCGTTTGGATATTCGCCTTCGAAGCTCAATAACCATTCACCTTGATTAAATTTGTATTGAACACCTGTGTTTAGGTTAGTAGTGTATGTTGTAGTACTGTCTGCAGATTCAGACGCATCAAATATAATATTCCATTTAGAGCCATCCCACTCAACAATGTCATTCATATCAGCAATAAAGTCTGAATTGTCATTGTTCTTCCAAGCATCTGCTCCATCTGTGTTAATAGGATCGCCAATTGGTCCTAATAATAGTATTCTAGGTCTTGGTGTTGTATTAATAAGATCTAATGGATTTGATTTTGTAGGATCAATAATATAATCTATTTTACTTCTTGAGCCAAGATCACTTGTAATAATAGTATCAGTTGGAAGTGTATCTTCGTCCCAGTTTACGATTGCTTGTTTAGGATTGGTTTGATCTACAGCAATAGTACCTACAATGTCATAAGGCCAATCTGATCTACCTAATATTATTTGTGACACACCGTCAACAAATGTATCAGGAAATGCTTCTATAAATTCTGGCCATGTTTTAGCACCTAGTATACCCTTAGTAATTAATTGTAGTGTATTATTCATTACAAGCAGCTCGGTGTTTTGATAGGCTGTCTTCCTAATAGCAATTAAAGATGTTCCTAACTGCCAATCACTGCTTTGTTTAATTCTTTGTATTTCGCCTGTGTCAGTAACAGCAAGACCTGTTCTAACATTAGACTTACCGTTTTGGTTAGTATTGTCCATTGCTACAGCCGGTGCAGATGGATCGCCTAGTTCTTCGAGTAAGTCATCTACACTACCTGCAATTCTATTAATAATATCAGTAACAACACCAAGGCGTTTAACTTTAGCAGGAGGACTAATAAAAATAGGTGTAGTAAATGTCATTGTAGCAACATCAATTTCTGTTTCTGTTCCTGCTGGAATACTTCTACTACTCCAAGTAATTCCGTCCATATTAACAACACTCAAACTTGTCCAGTCTAAGTAGTTGTCTGTAGTTTGTAATTCTAAACTAGGATTAAACAACATTAATATTTGTTCAAGTATTTGTAATTTTTGATCTGTGTTTGTACTCCATAAATCTACATTAACTGTAAGTGTATATGGAGTCGGCATTAAACGCTCAACAGTATAGTTTTTACCAGACTTATTAAGATATTCGTTACCTGATTCGTCAAAAGCACGTTCTCTAATATTAACTTTATTAGTATAACTGCTATCTGCTAAACGTGTACGATCTAATTCTAACCCGCCTACATATATTCCCATGCGAGGCGCACTTGGTATTTTGTTCTCGGAGTTATCTCTAATAATACTACCAACTTGTCTAGTAATATCACCGTACATTACAGGAATTTGTGTTAAATTGCCTTTGCCGTCTTGATACGAAAACCCACTAAACATTCTTACAAGTTGTGTTAGGTATCGTCTTATCTGTCCGTCGTAAAAATGTTGCATTAGTTATCTGCCCTAGGTCTAAGAGCCTGGCTAAGACTCTGTCTTTCGTTCTCTCTATCATTCCAGAATATAACGGACCATTGGCCTGCATATTCTAATGCGTCAACTGCTTCAAGATTAATTTGTACTTTGCCGCCGTTGTCAGTTATTAAAGTAGTTTCATCTGCTAGTACAAAATGCTTAGAGTAAACTTCAAATTTTAATTCTAAGTAATTTGCAGTTATAGGATAATCTATATCAGTAAGAATTACAGTAGTTCCTTTTGTAAATACTTTACTGTCTTGTTTAACTTTATTAGTATATGTATATTTGTTATTATTAACAAACGTACCTTTCTGATGTAGTCTGTCGTTTGTATTTGTCATTGTCATTCTCTGAGAATCTGCATACTTGACCCACTTACTACCATCATAACGGAACATACGTTGCGGTAAAAAGTCTGTACGTAAGAAATAATCACCTTCTGTTGGAACATCTGGAAACTTAATTCCATGTCCAAAGCTAGATCCGTTTGGTGCACCGTCTGAACCAAGTAAGTAACCATCATATCCTGGCTTACTTGGAGGAGCACTAGTTGTATCACTGTTTACTTGTGTTACTTGTACATCACTGCCTGTTTCAGTTGATGTTACTTCTAGATTATAGTAATGACTTATATCATAACCTGATCTAGGTGCATCTGCTTCTGCTTGATTAACTACAGCATCATTAATTTGCATTTCTTTCTCATATGTAGAAAGCATATCTCTTAATGTGTCGCCGTTATCATTATATTCGTCTGCTGGAAGATCAAGTATCTCTTTAAATTCTTGACTATCAACAATTTGTTTTAGTTTTAGTCTGTATAAGTGAGGATACCATGTAGGAGTAAATCCTTCACTAGCACGGTTAACATCCTCTACAACATAAAAACGTTTTAATGCAACTTTGTAATCATTAAGTGCATACTCGTCTTTCATATGAGGCAGTTCAAGCACGTCACCGGGCATAATCTTTCTACCAAGTGTCTTTACACTGCTATTAATGTGTATTGTTAAAAATAATGTATCGTTATCTAAAAACATACCAAACTGTGATAAGTTAAAGTCTACATCTTGCACATTATAAATGCCACGCATTGTATAAATGTTTGGATCATACTTTCTATCTCTGTTCTCTAAAAACAGTAAGTCTTGTATGTTTGTTTCTTTTACAGCATCGTAACGAGGCTGGTCAGCAGTAGCATCTGCTTCATCTGGATTATCAGGACCTAGATACTTGTGAACGTGTAAGTCTGTACCGCCCACAGTAAACATCTCTAGAATCTGTCGATCTAGAAATTCGTAGTCTTTGCCCTTCTCTGGTTTGTATAACGATAGTCTTGGCATATACATATTTATCGTTAGATAAATACATATGGAGAACTTCTATAATATGGCAAACTTAGCAACACAGAAACAAGAGATTTTTGATTACGTACACGCCTTTCTTGGCGGAGGCATGGTTGATGTTGAATTAGATCCTATTCATTACGAAACTGCTTTAAACAAAGCACTGTCTAAATTTAGACAACGCAGTGATAATAGTGTTGAAGAATCATACATGTTTATGCCTACTATTATAGATCAAAACACGTACACACTTCCTAAAGAAGTGGTAGAAGTTAGAAAGTTATTCCGTAGATCAATTGGTTCGAGAACAGGTGGCGGCGATGGCGGCACATTGTTTGAACCGTTCAACATGGCATATACAAACACATACTTGTTAGCAAGTTCTAATATGGGAGGACTAGCAACATACGACATGTTCTCACAATACCAAGAATTAGTAGGACGTATGTTTGGTTCGTTTATTGAATTTAAATGGAATACACAAACTAAACAACTAACACTACTACAACGTCCAAGAGCAGAAGAAGATTTACTTCTTTATGTTTACAACTATCGTTCAGACGAAGCATTATTAGACGATTATCTAGCAAAGCAATGGATTAAAGATTACACACTTGCTAGTTGTAAATTTATGTTAGGCGAAGCACGTGGTAAGTTTGCTACGATTGCTGGCCCACAAGGCGGATCAACACTTAATGGTGATACACTAAAAGCTGAAGCACAAAGTGAAATGGAAAAACTAGAACAAGAAGTTTCAACAGCAGTGTCAGGTGGTGTTGGATACGGCTTTACTATCGGTTAATGTTAACGCTATAATCTAAGTCTACTGTAAATACAGTATGACATACTTTCAACTCAAAGAAGCAAATCGTTACTATTGGATGGTCAAAGGTATGCTGATTCCCGAATCTTGGCAAGAAAAAGAAATAATGGACACGTATGAATCTTATTTTAGACGCTTATGGGGTAACCACGAAGCGTGTGTCCATGAGATTGGGTTTGAAGCAGCCTGGGCAAAACGACAAGCTCAAAAAAGTAAAAAACACTTGACAAAAGGTCCAGATCCTATTATAATATAACTTATATTTTATAGGAGCCATAGTTAGTGTTACCAAAGTTATTAGTAGTTGGCCATGGTCGTCATGGCAAAGATACCGTCTGCGAAATGTTAGAGAAGTACGGTTACACATTTCAATCAAGTTCTAAATTCTGTTCAGAGCTTTTTATATTCAATGATTTAAAAGACAAGTACGGTTACGCTAACGAAGAAGAGTGTTATGCAGATCGACACAATCATCGAGAACTATGGTACAATATGATCCACGATTACTGTAAAGATGATTTGGCACGCCTTGGACGCAACCTGTTTGCACAAAATCAAATATACTGTGGACTGCGTAATAAACGTGAATTCTTTGCCATGCAAAACGAAGAAATCTTTGACTATGCTATTTGGGTAGATCGTACAGATCATTTGCCTAAGGAAGATCCTAGCTCAATGAGCATTGAACAATGGATGTGTGATTACACTATTGATAATAATGGCGATTTAAAAAGATTAGAAAGAAACGTAGATGTATTAGTTCGTACTATTTTTAGAAATCGGGGACTAGGTCACCTTGTTTCCAGCGCACCCCGTCCTTTTGAAGAATTCGCTGACAGTTAGCACAAATTGTTTTTAAGTTACTAGGACGACAATTCTCTAAATTTCCATCAATGTGAAATACATTAAATTGTTCAGCGTGTTTTGATGTATAGTTACACTTCTCACAAGTGTCTAACTTTTTATACCCTGCTTGCTTCCATTTAGGTACTCCGTGACCTAGTCCATTACGCAAACAGGTTTCACAGAGCTTACGATAGTAAGTTC